TGGCGCTGTTGGCTTATCCTGGGACGGTTCGTCCGCATGTTCATCATCAGTGTTGTCCCCATTGAGCTTGTCAATAGAGTCAAGAATGTTCTGAGCGAATTCTCGAATCTGGTCGAGAATATCCGCATCCGCTTTACTATTCCTACGCCCAGCTTTCACATCAGTCACAACAGCATGCTGATTAGCAGGAATAGGAACAGCACTAATCTCAAAGAGGTCAAGGTCACGAAGCTCATTCGCTTTCACACCCTCGTCAAGTTCAACCTCACCCGCATCACGCACAGCGTACGCAAACGAAAACTGGTTGATACGACCTTCTTTGAAAAGCTTATAAGTATATGCTGCATTCGGATTATCAAGGTCAAGCTTCGCAGTGAACTTCAACCCCTTATCATCTTCTACAGCCGTAGCTGCGCCGAGGTTCATTTCAGGCGTATCAGTACGATGCCCAAAAAGGAACGGGATAGGATTATCGCCACGCTCTTTCAACGTGCGAGTAAAAGCACCTTTAGCAACAATGTCACCATACGAATCAGGCTCTTTATCCCACGTGGACGCATACCCCTCGATAATGCCTTCACCAGCATCCTCAGCCTTAACATGAAAACTCTTGTAGAGTGTCATTTTTATTCCTTCCAAATTTCAATTTCGACAGAACACGTGCAATTACAGGATTCATCAGGAGTCATGCCATGATCATGCGGATATTGCGAACCGTTGGAAAATTCAGCATCCATTTCGACTCGCTCCCCATCCATAGCCAAATGCTCACTGCGCGGATTCGAACTTCCCCCATGAACCCACGTCTTATAACGCTTAAAAACGCTAGACGGCGCTTGCTGCCTTACCGCCTCCATACTGCCGAACACGGCACAAGCAGTAGAGAATGCGAGACCAGCCGACAGCGAGCGCGATGATTCAGCTTTTTCGAAGACTCCGTCAGGCGAGTTCGCCAGGATACTGTCATCCGTATCCTCGTTATCGTCTGAGTTTTGCCGTTCGAGAGCTTCCTGTAACTGACGTAAAGTCACATTGTTTAACGCTGTAGCTTTGCCTTCTGCCATAGTGCGAATGTACGCTTGCGTGCGTTCCACGTCGTAAGGGTTCGGTTTCAAACGTACGTCTTTCAACGTTTCTTTCGCATGCTTCTCACTCAGTTGGAGGAATAATGGGGTGAGGTCGTCAGCGAGCTCTTTGCTCCACCGTTTCCCATCCCACCAGTCTGGATAATCATTACCGTCGTCAGCTTTTACACGGAGTGTACCGTTTTTCGCTTGCTTAGTGATCTCAGCGAGCACGCTACGTTTCTGCCGTGTGAAAAACTTCGCTAACTGTTTCGCAACAAGCTCACTATCCGCATCGTTCGGCGTTTGATGAGACTTGAAATGCGGTTCGCCCGATTTCACGGCCGAAACACCACTATTAAGCGTGTTGCTTGGCTCACCCTCATCACCGTAAGCAAGATTCAACGGTTGGACGAGCTTAGAAGCGCTACCGCCTAATGCTGGACGGTTCATGATCGCGCGCGCCTCATCAACAAGCATCCACGGAGCACCCACAGCACTCGTCAACATTTGTGCCTGTTCTTCGAAGCTCGCGCTCACTTTCGCAGACAGGTCAAACTCAACATAAGTGTCCGCGTCCACGCCAAGCATAGGCAGCAGAACCTTGTTGATACGTTCGACGATTAAATCCATGAGCGGAGTGAGAGTCTCCGAATACAATGCGCGAGCATTGTCCTTTGCCGACGCGTACGTTTGTGTGCTTGTGTGATAGATAAGCGACGGATTCAAGTGATATGCTGCGCATACATCTTCACGAGTTAGCTGTGTGACTTCTGCGAACTGTGCTTCACGAGCGTTAAACGTACTGTCATGCAATTGCATGCCATCTTCAAGAATTGGCGTGCCGCCACTATCAGTGCCCTCACTTCCTGCGAAGCGTGCTCTCCAAGAAGCAGCGAAACGTTGACGCTGCTGATCATCCCACACAGCGCCAGCAGGGCGACTAATCCACCGGTTCACCCAGCCACCATTGCGCCAATTCTTATTACGAAAATCAAGCGCACTGACTCGTTCAGCAAGAATACTTTTCAACGAGTCAATAGGACTGACAGCTTCCACTCCACCAGTCGGATTATACGCAGCAAAACGCACCGTATCCGACGCAGGAATAGTCACAGGCGCACGACCAGACACAGGATTTTGCACCACGTAAGCTGACGGGGTGAAACCATCCAACGTGTATACATCTCGCACCCACGCGTAAGGAATATACGTGATAGTCCAACCCGTGTCACGCTGCACGTTCGGCGCCACATGCCACAAGCACGCACCATACAAACACAAGTCACCCACAAGGCGACTTATTGACTCGAACGTTGTCACTCCATCCGACGGAGACGCCAACAGGCGGGCAGCAACACTAGTGCGGTCACGCTGACGGTCATTCTCATCAACACGCTTATACACTTTCAATGGGGTGGAAGCGACAGCATCCTGAATAAAACTGACTACCGCACGCACCTCAGGCTGTTCACGATACAAGTCAGCCGGACTCTTCCCCAATACGGCAGTAGCAGCAACACCACCCCTCTGCACGTACACGGGGCGCCCAAAAAGACGGTCGAGAAAACTCATACTGTCAACTCCCTCAAAAGCGAAAAATTTTAAATAAACATCACATCATGCGACGCGTAAGCCGAGACCTTCACAGGCTCCTCAGGCTCCTCCACCTGCGTGGCCGCGCCAAAAGCCATCGTCAACGCTACAAGCGGGCTAATCTCCTCCGTACTCTTCACCCTGTCCCACGCCCACGCACCATCACCCATAGGACGAGTAACAGCAGTATTCGCAGCAATATCAAGGCGAGGCTGAGAAATATGAAAAAGCTTCACGCTATCAGACGGTTCCACAGCGTTCGGATTAGACGCGTCAACCGCATCCCACAGCCTGCCACACCAGCCAGCAACATCACGCCCCTGGCACGGAATAATCTCCACACCATCAACAGCAGCAATACCATCAAGAACACTCGAAACTGGAGCACCCTTAGCCTGTAAAGCCACACGAAGAGGCACGTCAGCCGGCTGCTTCGACGCAAGAACACTAATAGCGTCAGGAAGCCAACCCAAACCGTTGCGGTAAGCAATAACCTCTCCATGCCAATTACCGTCAGCACGTTGCCCGCATACAGCAATCGAAGCATGCTGACGGTCAGCACTCACGTCCACACCAAAAGTCAAAACCGAGTCAGGAGCAATCTTGCTATCCGCACGAATACCAGCCTCCCAAGCACCCTCAGCGAAAGGCGGCTGAATCGCAGCCGTCACCCACTGACACAAGCACTCAGTTTTAAACACATCCTCAGGGTCAGTCGCACACGCAGAAGCAAGAGCACGCTCAGTAACAAACCCATAGCCAAGCGACGGGTTAGCCTGAGCCCACGCGGAATGGTCATGAATATCCGCATTAACCGGCGCACTCCACTCGAAAATGCCGAGACTATCATCATCAACATCATCATCGCCAGGATTACCCAGCATGCCAGCCTCTTTAGCAACCCCATCAGGGTCACCAAGCTGCGCATGAGCCTTTGCACGAAGCGAGCGAAGCACCACACTAGACGCGTCACCCGCATTCGACATGCACCAGATAAGCGCGTTAGGCCGAGCCATCGTCGTCTTACTAACAGCACTCCACGCTTCCCACGTCTGATGCTCACGCAGCTCATCAAGCAACACAAGATCACCAGACTTACCACGAGCACCTTTACGATTCGACGTCGTCACTTTATACCGGCGACGGTCAGTCAACGTGAGAGTCTTATTGCCCGCACTACGGTAAACACGTTCAACTTCTTCCGACAGTTCAGGAACATCCTCAGCGAGCGCGACCACACCCTCCCAAACTTCTTCAGCAGCCTCCAAGTTCGTAGACGTGCCAATCACAAGGTTCACGCCCAGCATCCACAGGAAGAATGAGGCGATAACTTTCGACAAGTGCGTTTTGCCCTGTTGACGTGCCACAAGCACGAGAACGGTGCGGTAGCGGAACCGCCACGAGCCTTGCAAGTCACCCTCAATTTCAAGAGCGTGAATAGCAAGCCACTCCTGCCAAGGCAATAAAGGTTCTTTCAGCACGGTTTTAGCGAACTCTACGACTGCGAAGCCAAGCGAAGTCTCGGGAGTGAGGTCTCGTTTAGCTGCAGTATAAATGCGCGGGGTTGTCGAACCTTTAAGCATGCGAATGTACCTTCAACTTCGCGCGCATCTCATCCAAAGATGAGACTTTCACCGCCGGCTTCTTATCCACCACTTCAGGTGCAGGAACAAGATTCAACGTAGTAAGGAACTTCAGCATCGTGGGAAGAGTCACATTGTCATTCGGACGACCTTCATCAGCTGTCTGGGCAAGCAGTCGGAGTGCTCTAATTGCTGCAGCATGCTTCTTCCGGTCAAGTTTGCCCGTTTTTACTGCTTCGGTTACGCTCATGTTGACCGCTTCGAGCATACTTTCAGGCTCTTTCACACTTCGTACAGCCATATTTCACGCTCCTTTAACAGTAAAACCGCCAAAACAATCGTTTTGACGGTTCAAAATCTAAAATATTGTGGTTCTACAGTGAGGTACCCCTCAAATTCGTGTCGAATGAGAAAACACTGCCAGTGGGAATGCGTAGCAAGAGAAGAGACCTTTTCGTCAACTTTTTGAAGCCCCTCCCCTAACTTTTCTACGATTTTGCACGATTTTATGCCGGGGTTTTGTGGTTTTATACTATTTTTGTTTAGAACCATTGTCTTGTGGGGGTTCCGAGCTCGTTTTTTCCTGCTTTTTTGCCTCTTGACCTGTTGCAGTGGGCGTGTGATGCTCTAATGTTTGTGGGGTCGAGGGTGAGTTCGGGGTATTTTGCTCGTGGTTTGACGTGGTCTGGCTCATAGCAGTTTGTGCTTTTGCCTGGCTTGTACATGCCGAGTGTGTAGTCGATGGGTAGGTGGCAGATCCAGCAGGGTTGGTTGCTGTGGGCGTCTCGCTGGTAGCAGGCTTTTCTAAGGTTTTTGCCTTGACTGCTTGCCCATAAGTCTTTTGCGGGCATGATTGATTGAGCCTTTTTTGAAAAACGGGTTTTATACTTGAATTGTCTCAATGGTGAGGAGGTGATTCAAGTATGGGACATTTAACGAATATTAAGATTAACGAGGCAGGGTTGAAGCAGTTGGAAGATGAGGTGCGTAAGAATTACGCTAAGTCACTTCACAACACTTGCCCTGTTTGTGGCAAACCGTTAGACCAGTCGAATAATCCTGAAGGCACTGTTGCTGTACACATCGAGTGCATGAATCAAGATTAATTTTGGTTAACTTGTTTAATCTCCTCGTCGTATTCGTCGAGCAAGTGAATGATGTCGGCGAGGAGTTTTCGTACTCGTGTGGTGTCGACGTGGAGTTCGACTACTGCTGGTTTGAGAGGACTACTGCTGGTTTGAGAGTGTTACTCATTTTTGTTGTCCTTCTTTGGAATTTGCAAGCACGATTGAACTATTAAAGGTATTTCTTAATAGTTGCTTTTTAAGACTGTAGATATGAATAATGCCATTCGGTATTCGAATGGCTACTTTACTAATGTACCTGTTGGGCTGGATTTTGTCAAGCAGGAGGAGTGAGGAATTTTTATTGTTCCTCACTCCTTTCCTCACATATAGGTGTGAGGTGCGTAAGGGGTTGGAATTATTGGTTTTGAGCGGTGTTGTTTTTAATTCCTCACACCTTTTTACTTTCCTCCCTCTTTTGATTACACGTATTTTCTGAAAAGTGGTGTGATGGTGTGAGGAATAGTATTTAAGGCTAATATTTTCAATGGTTTACGTCCTCACACCACTGACGTGAGGACGTGTGAGAGGTGTGAGGGTGTTGATGTTTTTAAACCCCTCGATTTCGAGGGGTTTGGTTTAGAACTTGCTTGCGAGTATGTGTTGGTAGTCATCGAGTACTTGCATGGTAATGTCGAGTTCGAGCGCCATAAGTGTGCCATTGCCTTCGTAGAGTTGTTCTACGGTTGCGTATTCGAGTGGGTCTATGAGCCAGTTGGCTGTTTCTCGTATTGTGCGTTTTTCTGTACGCTTATCGTGCATATTGTCGTGGTGCTTGGCGTGGATGAGTTCGTGTGCGAGGGTGCATTTCTTTTGCCGGTCGTTAAGTGTGTTGTCGAGCAGGATGGTGTGTGTGGAGTCGTCGTAGTATCCCATTTCGTCATCGTTGAGTGGGGTTTCTATGATGTTGAGTCCTGCGTTTTCGGCTATTTGGTATAGCTGGTTGAGTGTTATGCCCACCGTTTCACCTCCCCTATTTTTTTGAGGGTGAGCATTTCAGAATGACAGATATGGAGGACAATGCGATAGAATAATATTACTCGTCTGCCTAGTTGTAGAAGGAGCACTTGGGACGCTGCGGCGTCCCTTGATTTTATATAAGAAAATGGCTAATTACTTATAGACACACCGAATACTCTTGCGCTTTTAGTACTAAAAGTGTAGTATATTGTAAATACAAATGGACTGGGGTACTCGGTCGGCGGCAGGAGTTATTTCTGCCGCTTTTGTTTTACTCTGGGTAGACTTTGACTCCATAATGCAGAATATTCCCTTCGCGGCTTCGCCTGAACTTCTTACGCAAAATATTATATGATGTATCATTCTTCGTGTTGTGCAGATAGTGTATTCCTATAGGACGTGCTATTAAATCAGCAAACTGTAATCCTGCAAGATTTGCTTGCTTACTGACGCAATGGAAATCAAACATTCCGTTTATGCCGCTGTATGAGCATTCGTCAACAATACGGTCAAATTCCTGCTGCAGTGTCCTATCTTCGGCTTTCCCGCGTGATTCAAAGATAATTGGAACTTTCTTACCTCTTTGTTTCTTCTCTTGCATACTGAGGAATACACGTTCTATACCAAATTCAACGGCTAGGGAATAAACGTTACGTGGCTTAGGGAGATGCACGTATTTTCTTTTGTCTATTATGCTTGTGATTATTTCGTATTTTGATTGATCCATGATGTCGTTAAGTTCGGTGAAGAATTTTGCGCGTAGGGCATCATCAATGAGTGGTTTAAAGAATCCACGCTGTTTTCTAATTTCTCGTTCATGGAAAATGGGTATATCGGTTCCAAATGTATCGAATTTAAGTTTTTCCACTCGTGGAACTATGTATTCGTAATAGTGTTTCTTCTCAATGATGCAGAAGGCGAGAACGAAGATTGGATATTCACGTGATATTGAGTCGAGGCTTTGGTCTCCTGATTCATCTACGAATACGATGTAGTCGCTGAAGTCTGTCATTATTGTTTTCCTTATGCTCCGTAGTTGTCTAGTTCTTGCTCGTTATGTTTGTTTTTGTCGTGGTGTGCTGCGAGCTGTATTTCGCTTGTGTTTGGGGTGGTATCGTCGTTGATATCGTAGAGTGTTTCTTCCTTGAAATCGGTGACTGTATAACGAGGTGGGTAGAAGTATTCATATTGAGCATTGAAGAAATCGAGAATGCTGTAATATCCAATATGCTTAGCAATAATTTCTAGCTCATCAATATTAATCGAATTTTTACCTGTTATCCGATTGTATGTATATCCATAGCTTCTGTCTAGCCATTTTTGGACATCTTGTACTGTAAAATCTTTTTGCTTTAATTTATATTGCAAAAATTCAGACGTTTCTATAGTAACATCGCGTACTCTACGCAAATCAGAGTCTTTAACCATATACAAAGCATATATTTATTAACGCTTTATCGCCTATATGACACGCCGAAAGAACGCATAGTTTTGTGTGTTTTCGCCTATCTTGTTTGCATTGTCGCCAATATGATACTAGAATGTGTGCTATCTACCGAAGGTTTAAATACCTGTGTTGCTTGAAAAATAAATAGTGAATTTCTTATATATTACTTCAATTTATCGCATATATGACATTAAGGAGGTGAGTATGCACTCATTAGAAAGAACTATTAAAGCAGAGCTAACTGCATTTAATTTAACGCAAATGGATTTAGCAAAAGCACTTGGAGTGAATATATCGACTGTCAACAGAAAGTTGAATGGCACTTCTAGCTTCACGATTGCCGAATTACGAACTGTGGCGACTTTTTTAAATCTTAATTTTTATGAATTAACCGCTCTTGCTGAGGAGCGTGAAAAGCGCGCACAGCAGCAGGGGAAGGAGTAGGTGATGATTAGTATTTATCAAGATAAACTTACGCGAAGTGCCCTATTAAAGATTTTAAAGCTTCTTGGTGAGGATGACACCGCGCTTATCAGTTACGACACTCCTATCAAGATTGAAATTACTGATGATAGAGTGCTTGTTACCTATACTAAGTGTGCGGTTGTAAGCCGTCATGATGTTCTGGACGTTCTTAGCTCTTACGTGGGCGAGGAGGAAGAGTAATTGTCTGTTCTTGGACTATCGGGTTTTCTTCGATTGTCCAGCTTATGGTGACATCGTTACTAGATAATCCGCCCCATATTGCTGCAGCTCTTAGCTCGAAACTCTTTGAACTTCCTGCGGTAAAATCTCCCAACTGGATTGTAAGACCTTGACCTAGATCTATTCCATCGTATGTGATAGTGACGTTTAATGCTGTAAACGCATTCTCGCTATATAACGTATACGTGGTTCCTTGGCTGAGGTTAATAGTCCAATGTGGGATTTCTTCTCTTACTTGGATGAGAGATAACTGTTTACGTTGTACTTCTGTTTGTTCTTGTAGTACCCGTAATTGTTGTTCCTTAATTTCAAGTTCTTTCTTGACTTGGCTAATCTTTTTCTTTTCTCCATTCTTTTGAATGAAGAATGTGATGAGTGAACCTACTATTCCGCCAAGAACGGTCAAAATTGTTTCTACGAGTCCTGAGTAGTGATTTAGCCAGTCGACCATGTTCAAATTATTCATTCTATTTATTCTACTTTTATTTTTTTAAGGAGTTTTATTGTGGCTGTTTTTATGTGTAAGCCGCGTACTGTTGACGCGGTCAAATACAAGGGTGATTTTGAGTTTGATAGTTACCCTGACTGGTTGTTGGATTTGATGCGCACGGGGCGCCTCCGCCATGTTGGCGTGGATTCTATCCAGGTTGATAATTCTGCGAGCTCCGTGTGTCAAGCTGAACCGTTTGATTATGTTCTTCATAATCTTTCGACTGGTGAAAACAGTACGGCGACGGGGCAGATTTTTCAACGTGATTACATGCCTGTTGCCGTTGATAAGGGAGAGGAGTAAATCGTGTTTGTTGATACTCTTCAGGCTCGTAAAGAGTTGCAGGATAATCGTTACAAGCATATTGGGAGCCTCGTTGGGCTTATCGTGTGTGGGGTTATGAGTCTTGGCTCGTTCTTTTACCTATTGACCGGTAATGCGATGGATCATCCGTTGAATAGTATCTTTGCTTTTTTCGTGTATATTGCTGCAAGTTTTGCGTTTATCATGCTCGTGGTCGCCATGCCGCCTGCTGAACGTTCAGGGAAGGATGATGATGGTGAGTGAGCGTTGTTTTCGTGAACCGTTGATGGTGTCTACTCCTGAAGCTGCTGAATTATTACATTGTGATACGCGTACTGTGCGTGGGCTTATTCGGCAGGGGAAGCTTCGTGCAAAGAATGTTGGACGGACTTTTCGTGTGAATTATTCATCGTTGAAGAAGTTTGCGATGGAGGATACATTGTGACGGTTCGTGAGTTTACTGTTGCGGGTGAGCCGAGGCCGAAGAAACGTCCAAAAGTATTTCACGGCAGGGG